TGCTGCTGTAGTAAGCTGGTAGTACTTCTAAGTCTAGTGGCACACCGTAGTTGTCATCTATGTACAAGGGCATCTGTGTGCTGTTGCCGTTGTTGATCAATCTTGTGGTTAATTTGTAGAATCGTTGATCCAAGCTGTTGACTACAGCCGCAGTAAACAACACCGTAGTAGTACCTATGGTTAGGTTACTATACGCACCACTGCTGTTAGAAGTAAAGCTGTAAGCAGTCAGTTGATTGTTAGGATCCTGTATGTCAATCTGCACCGTATAACCTGTTAGATCTACGGGTTTTTGATCCTGATTTTTAACTACTAGTTGGATTGGGTTGTCTATGCCTTGATAGACTTTGATTGGGCGTGCATACACGACTCTGTTCCTCGTTGTTATAATAGGAATGGAGTAATCCAAAACTTCTACTGGCATTTTTTGAATAGCTAAATAACTTGTGATTGTAGGCAATTTTAGTCTCTTTCCTTATAAGGTATTTATCGCATTTCTATGGAAGACAGTTACAAGAATTTTAAATTTTACGTATATCAATATATTCGTTCAACTGATAACACCCCCTATTACATTGGAAAGGGATCAGGATGGAGTCTGGAATTAAAGATATTCGTAATATTAAACAGGTAATTTGTCCACATTGTGGTAAAATTGGGGGTGGTGGCAATATGACTAGATATCATTTTCTGAAATGTAAAAACTATGTTTGATCCTGAATATAAAAAAATATTAGACAGTCATCCGTTCCTTAGTTACATAACCTATGGTGGTAACGAATACATAGGTATCATTCAAAACTCAGACGAGTTGATTACTACGATTTATGACTATGCGGCTCTGCGCACTCTAGCACAGAAGACACAGTTCTTAGAACTTGCTGAACAATGGTGGTGGGAAAGCAACAGGCTGGTGCCTATTAATGTGTTTTTAAAGCAGGATTGGGCGGAATTTAGGGTCTGTTTGAAAACATTCAACAGCAAAGATGTAGAAATTAAGCATGGTCCTTACATCAGTCTTAAAGAAATAGCACAGAAACGCAGTAAACGTCGTAGTATTACACTTGTTCGCAAAGTAGGTTAAGATTTACTACAACTAATTGACTGTAAGCAATCGCATGTGCGGCCTTAAATGCGTATTCACCATCAACCTTATCCCAAACAGTTTTAGCAATCTCTTTCCAAGTCTTGCCTATTAGATGTCTCTTTGCGGGTCTGATAACAGCTAAGAACATGGCCAAGCGTGTAATACTGTCCACAGGCTCTGGCATTTTAAGCAAGGTATCATAATGATTATTGATATGGATTAACTGCGCACATATCTCTGGATCATATAACTTAGTCCAATCAGGTGCCTGCATTAATTTAATTAAATGTTCTTCACTCTTGACCTGTTTGTAGACATGTACGTTAAGCAAGTCTAGTTTCATATAGCCACGTTCCTCTGCGGCCTGATAGTCCAAACTAGCTGATCCTGAGAATGGATCTACAGGTATATCTGTAGCATAGACACCTGTGTTATGACGAGTTAACTTGCCATCACGGATGATACTGGCTGGCGTGACATCTAACAATCTCAATACCTGTTCACGATCAGCAAGGTCTATGTCAATATCACTTTTAAATTTCATAATTTTTCAATGACCCAATTGGTATTGTCAACTGGTGGTGCTGGAGGATTTTTAATTTCTTGTTCAATCCTATCTAACTGTTCACGTATCTGTATCATGTCATGATTGATCAATGTCAAGTCTGTACGTAACGCCACGATATCTGCTTTGAGATCATCAAACAATACCTTTAGTTCATCAGCGATCATAGTTTCGCCTCCCGTAATATACTCTTTATCCATTCAGTGTCTGCCACATAGTCTTGGAATTTCCTTTGCCAATATTCTGGATCTATCCAAGGAAGAACAATAGCAATTTGATCATCGTTGAGAGTATCCAAGAAGTCAACCCCACTATCACAATTATAAACAATCCAAGGACTAACCCTACCATTAGCGATATGATGGCATACACGATTAGGATTACCAAACCTAAAATAATCACTAAATCCATTTTTAAATTCTCCCAATTCATCTGCGTAGTCTTGCATCTCCTTAAGTGCTCGTTCTAATGCGTCTTGGACTGCTTCCTTACGCATATACTGTTTTAAATATTCTAAGTATACCCGTTCATGACACCAATGATCAAGTTTTTTATTTTCTTTGATGACCCAATCAATGAATGCTTTGGGATTGACAGCACGTATCGCAACCATATGACGACCAAACTTGACAAAGGCCTTGTAGTAAGGACTAGCGACAAAGTCACTGTATGACTTCATCTTAGCTGACCCCTGTGTCATTTCATAGAAACGTAGGTATGCCTGGAGTCCAAACTGCACCCCAGTTTCTCGTTCTTCTTGCCAGCGTCGCTTTTGCTCACAGAGATGTACCGCAAGACTTGACTCTTTGCGGAATTCTTTTTCGCAATATCTACACTTATAGGTCGGACTTGATTGATTTGTCATCATATCCGAGCTCTCGTGCCAAGTCTGTAAGATCTCGTTTATCATTGATAGCGGCTAATACCTGTATTTCGTCGTCTTTTAAATGTGGAAAATGTTTGGTTAAAAACTTAACTGCTTTGTTGTTGCTTTCTTTCTTTTTACCTTTAAGCCAAAAATGATATTGGTTACCCATCTGTGGACTCACTGTGGTGCAGGCTAACCATTGCAGTTTAGTATGTTTGTTGATTTCAAAAAAGTGTTTGTTTACACGTTCATTGGTAGCCATTAGATAGTAGGCCTGTAAGTCTGCACTACCACCAACATTGGCACCATACTTGAGCATCAGATAAGTAGAAAAACTTTTCTTTTGTTCATCAGTAAACTTGTCATAGTAAGCACGATCCTTGCGATCAAATGCTGCCATCTCATTACCAATATATAATGGATCTGTATTACTCATTTATTCTTTCTAACATAATTGATCAATTGAGCTATGCTCTGTTGCATGTCTCTATACTTGTGCTTCATTGATTCAATTTCAGCAGCCTGTTTACGAACTAATTCAGTCAGTTCACCAAATGCCTGCTGTGTTTCACGCAATTTCTTATCTTGGCTCAGCAAGTTTGGGCGTGGTGGCGCATTTGGGTCCACGGGTCTTTTCTTTTTCTGCTTAAATTGTTTTGGGTTAAATGCCATCTTTGGTTTCCTTAGAGAGCTTATATATAATTATACATTGTTCTACCGCTGATTGTAAAGCAGTATTTTGGTTACGTTTCTCATATATATCTGCCCACATGCGCTTTTCTATCTGCTCTTTGGCTAACCAGCTTTGTCCAATCATGAACCGTTCACTGTCTGGTGCACCTGCTTCGCGAGCATAGACAGTCAGTCCACCGTCTGGACTTTCGTATATGTAAGTTGCTCCTGGTTTATATAGTCCCATCTACCAATGCCTAATTACCCCTGCTATGATAAAGCAGTTGGTAATGATATAAAATAATACAATCATTGTACGTATGAAAGCAATACGATCAGCTTCTTGATCTGTACGTCCTTCTTTTTGTCCTAGGGCTTTAGCCCAAATACGCCAAGCGTGATTCTTTACCATATCTTGCCGTAATCCACCACCTCGCTTTGGCGGCTGATATCTTTAACAAAATAAGCACACATTGGATGCTCACCATCATTGATAGGCACTGCCAGCATCTGTCCAGGACGTAGTTTTGGAAAATACCATTTGACATCTTGATAGATATCTACGATCTCAATGGGTTCAAATACTGGTTTAAAGCTGTCTAGGGGATTAAATGTAAACACATTAAAGCCGCGATCGTTAATTGATGTTAAAGGTATAACTTCTAAATCACCAAAGTCTGGTTCACCGATCAATACCTGCCAATCCACCGGCATCTTGATTAGGTTACCACCAATGTTTAGGACCAATGCTGGACTGTTAAAACTTTCTAAGAAGATCAATGGAATAAAGAAGTAGTCGGGATTCTTTGGATCACTGTTGTCTAATATAGCGAAACGTAGATCCTCGACTTCATCTGGTATCTCATTCATTTCATATGCGGTGTTTTCTAATGTTAATATGTAAATTTTAATGCTCCTTTAAATTACTTTGATTGCCAATCTGCTTTTTCTACAACAAATGGATA